GGTGCAGGTGTGACGGATGCTATTGTAGCGAGTGACGGCACAACAACTATCGGCGATTTCTTCGAGGGTGGCCCTACAATGAGCTCCGAAAATGTCGGGGAGACTGGTAGAGAAGAAGCGGCGCGAAGAATTGGTAACAAGTTCAAGATAGGGTTGGAAGCTGCTGGCGCAACGGCGGCCGCCGGACCAGTGTTTAAGGCTCTTGGAATTGCTGGTCAAGGTGCTGTTAAAGGAACTAGAGCAGTCTCTGATGTCACAGGGTTCTCTACGTTAGCGGGACGAACTGGCGAAACAATATCTGCCTCTACTCAAAAGATTATAGATAAATACCCTGTGGCTGATCAGCTACTGGGCTTGTTTCGTTCTCGTGGGATGTTGCCACAGCAAGCGTTTGAAGAAAAAGCAGGACTAGTTGGTAAGGTAGAGTCACAGTTAAATAAGACAGGCATCATTGTAGCTAACTTACAAAGTAAGTTAGACAAAATATTTGGCACAAACAACACCTCATTCCGTAACATTATGATTGACGGCGACTCTAATACTCAAGTTGAAGCTATGAACCTTTTGTACGGATTTTTAACAAAGGACAAAGGCTTTGTTGAAGCGGCAGCAGCCGAGGCCAGAAGGTTGGGGCAGAACTTTGATGCCAACAGCGCAACAGACTTAGCAAAATTCTTGCCTGACTTTATGAAATCTGACGCAATAAAAATGCGTTCGCAAATTGATTTGCTTTCAAGGTCGATATCACGGTCTGACTTTGTGCAGGGCGGCATGATACCTGACGTTGAAAACATTATAACAAACAACCTACAGAATTATATGCGCCGTAAGTTCGCAGCATTTGAAGATCCCAACTGGTTCCGTAGTGACAACGAAGCATTTACCACGGCTTACGAAAACGCAGTTAAGTTTTACAGAGAAAGCCCGGAGATTGCAGAAGACCTATATACGAAGTTGGTAGGTCCTATACCTGAAAACTTCACTGTTGGTGTAGGAGTCAACCGTCGGATGACTGACGCATCTGCAAGGGAGATGATGGATGCTTTTGTTAAACGGTATGAGAAGCCATCTAAACCTGTGGCGCAAGATGGCACAGTTACCCGGTCGGTTAAAGACAGGCTTCGTACCTCGTTACTTACGAAAGAAAAGCTAAACGAACCTGCTCTTCGAGCGGTGCTGGGTGAAGTTAAAGATCCAATGGAAGCTTTTGTTAGTACCGTTAACGACTTGGCAGAGTTCCGGGCTGTTGATTCATACTATCAGTACCTTGCCAAAAACTTTTTGGATCAGGGTGATGAATTTATAAGCGAAGGAGCTCATGGCAGATTAAGTATTACAAAACAGAATGAGTACAGAAAGCTTGATTCCGGGGGCGGTGATCAGGATTTAGCTTTTGGAGCTTTGCAAGGATCTTATGTAAAGAAACCTATCTACAATAATCTTACTAATTTGACACGACCACAAGGAACCGCTCGTGACACTGCGGTTAGACTCACTTACGGAAATCTTCTCCGTGGTAAGGGTTTGGTTCAGTTTGCGAAAACAGTTCTGTCCCCCATCACTCAAGTCCGTAACGTAACAACTGCCAGCTTGTTCGCAGCAGCGCAGGGTAATATAGGAAGAGGAGCCAACTTAGGCGAGTCCATAGCATTAGTTGTTGACAACATATACAAGGGTGAGATTCCACGTTTAGCTAAAGCTATGGGGATATCCAATGATCAGGCTCGTGGTGTTTACTTCAGGAAACTACAGGAGCTTGGAGTTGTTGGAACACAGGCGCAAGTTCGAGAGATTGATCGTCTTCTTGAAGAAGGTTTCGGCGGCAGCTTGAAGGCAGAACTTGATGAGCTCGGTGTTTCTGTTGGCAGGGATAAAGGGTACATAAGAAGAACTCTTGGTAGGAGTAAGCTTGGACAGTTCTTTGACTCAGCCGTTATAAAACCGGGGCAAAGAATAACTAAGGGGGCAAGGGACGCATATCAGGGCGGCGATGATATATGGAAGATATATAACTTTGAGTTTGAACGTAACAAACTTATATCTGCTTTGGGTTCTGAAACAGATGCTCTAAAGTACGCAACAGAAATGGGTTTTAGAAGCGTTGATGAGTACGCGGCAGACATTGTTAAAAATGTAGTGCCCAACTACGAGCGTGTGCCAGAAGCTATTAAGCTTTTACGGAGAGCACCATTTGGCAACTTCATAGCATTCCCTGCTGAAATTATGCGAACCAGCGCGAATACTTTAAGCTATGCTATAAAAGAACTTCAGTCCGCCAACCCTAAAGTGCGTGACATTGGAATGCGTAGACTTATGGGGTTTGTCACGACAACTGCTGTTGCCGCTCCAGCAGCGCAAAGTCTCGGTATGTATCTGGGAGGCGTTGCTCAAGAACAAATGGATGCTTTGCAAAGAAGAGTTGCCCCTTGGAGCAGAAACTCCACCCTTATCCCGACATCTGTTAAAAAGGGCAAAGACGGCAAGAACTATGTAACCGGGTACGTCGATTACAGTTACCTTAACCCATATGACTATTGGCAGCGTCCTGCTCGTGCAATTCTAAACGCGGTCAACAGGGGCGAGATAGATAAGTTGGACGCAGACAAAGTAATTCTGGAGGCTGGCTACGGGATTCTTAAAGAGCTTACAAAACCTTTTGGAATTCCATTGCCGGGGGCGTATCCAGAAGAATCTATTTTTGCAGAAAGATTGATAGATGTAACTATACGAGGCGGTGAAACAAGAACGGGAGCTAAAGTGTATAACGACGGCTCTGGAGAATTTGGTGTTGATACCAAGGGAGATATCTTTTCTAAGAGTTTCGCTCACATTTTTGACGCATTCAACCCGGGTGCGGTTGAACAGGTTGTCGGTGGCATAGGACCTAAACCAGAATTGGGTGGAAAAATTGGGTACAACCCAAGTAGATTAATGACTGCATTGACTGCCCCTGATGGCAGAGATGCTCGTGGTAACGTGAGGCAGTTTGAAGAAGAAATTGCAGCCTTCATCACAGGTATTAGAGAGCAAAAGATAGACGCAGGAAAAGTGGTCAAGTATGGTGCTGCTCAGTACGGCACTGCCACACGAGGTGCATCGCAAATATTTAATCGTGCGGCTAAAATAGAATCTCGCATGAATCCAAACAATGTTATTGATGCATATGCAAAGGCAAACGAAGTATTGTATACTCTTCAAAACGACATGTTTAGACTAGTTAGAGATATGCGCCAACTTGGCATGGAAGACAGAGAGATTCGTAAAGCCCTAAATAGATACAAGGTAGGTAACGCAAACAGAATAATGAAGGGCGAGTTTAGTCCACAAAATATATCTGACCAGATAAAAACCAAAGCTATAAAAACACAAAGGGAGCTTGGAGGAGAGTTTCCGATAAGAGCTATAAATGCTATACGCAGAAGCCTGCTTCGTAGAAAGCTAACTGGTGAACCTATCGAAGTAGAAAGACCAGAAATAGTTGACGAGTTAAGTAGTGCCACGGTCCCCGAACCACGGACCTTGGAAACAGCGCAAGCACCCACACAACCAGTTGCCGCAGCTACGGCTCCTCCCGTGGCAGCGCAAGCGGGAGCCGCTTCAGCCCCTTTAGCGGTTCCCGCAACCAATCCATTAGCTAATGCAAACCCAATCACGCTTCCTGATCCAAGGGATCAGATGTTAGCACAAAGATTAAGAGGTGTAGGATGAACAAAGATCAGCTAAGAATGGAGCTTGCAGACGACGAGGGCTGTAAGTATTTGATTTATTTAGATCATTTAAATTTACCCACGCTGGGAATTGGTCACCTCATTACCGAGGCGGACCCAGAGTTCGGTGAACCCATTGGTACGGAGGTGTCTGAAGAGCGAGTGCGTAGAGCATTTCTCCTAGACGTAGCCGTGACCATAGACGAATGCAAAGTATTGTACGATGACTTCGATGATCTGCCCGAAGAGTGCCAGCACGTTATAGCTAACATGATGTTTAACATGGGTCGGCCTCGCCTATCCAAGTTCAAAGGTATGAAAGCTGGATGCGATGCCCGGGACTGGAACAAAATGGCGGACGAAATGGTCGATTCGCGGTGGCATGATCAGGTTCCGAACCGGGCCAAGCGTCTGGTCAAGCGTATCCGTGATCTAGCCAACGACTAATGGCTACCAAAATAAACGAAAATACAGAGGTTGCCTTACCTCTACGCAACATCATAAGTATGGTGGCTGCTGCATCCGTAGCAACGTGGGCATACTTTGGTATTATAGAACGACTAAACCAAATAGAAACTAACATCACAATGATGGAGTCTGACTTAAACCAGAACACAGAATTCCGCATCAAGTGGCCTCGTGGCGATATGGGCAGTCTTCCAGCAGACAGTGAACAGTTCATGTTGATAGAACATTTAGCCAACCAACTGGATGACTTGTCCACACAGATAGATGAAGGCCGTGCGCCATACGACCAACAACAAAAGTTAACTCTAGAGTTTTACGAGAAACGTATTACTGTACTAGAGGAGAACATAGAAAAACTAAGAAATGGAAATCATTAAAACCATAACTCTTATACTATATCTGGGCGGTGATGTAACTGAGCACACCGCTTACGAACAGATATCTAAATGTCTTAAAGCAAAGCGTACCATCGAAAGAAATCTTTACAAGGAAAGTAACTCCGTTAGGTACTCCTGCGAGAATAAAACCGTTGAAATATCCAAAAATTCAGACGGTACGACTTATATTGTAAAAATAATAAAATAGTTTTAAACGCTAAGTTGCTGTGTTTACTTAATAAAAACATCGATTCTCGTGGAGCTCGTGATTAATGGACGTA